GGGCCGTCCCCACAGATGCCACAGGGCAAATATATAAAGCGTTTTTAGTGCATTTGCCGCAGGGCGATTACGATACTCTAATGGAAAACATATTCAAGCTGGGCGATAGGTGGGAACTCGACACGGTTGCTGCTATATTGCAGAAAGCTATCCGAGATATGGCTGGAGAATAGCAATGCAAAACTTAATGGAATATAGAGCCCGTTCCAAGATTACAGCTAATGAGCTTGATGCCAAGATAGGGCGCATCTTGCAGGACGATGACTACAACCTAGTCATGAAAGGAGCCACCAGAATCTTGTTGCCCAATGGAGAGCCGTTGTGCGTTTATCTACCCAAGGCTATCCCCGAAGAACTCTGCGACATGGCGTATCCAATTCTCCACCCAATCCAAACCAGCACTGATTCGAGGGGTTATGCGTCTGGTTCGCAGCCCACGAAGGATAGAAATCAAAGTCGATATAGGGAAGTTAAATCCACAATCATAGGCAATATCGAACCAATGGGCGGTGGAAGGCATCCATTCTGTCGCACCACAGCATGGACAGGGCGAAACACCGAGCCCTTCAAGGCATTATATCCATTGTTTGAAGCCATTGGAAGCCGCTTCAAAGAGTACGTTCCGCACCGATACCAGAAGCAAATGGAGCGAGTTCATAACACGGAAGCCGACTGGCGTATAGGCAACACCCCATTCAGCACCATGACCGTGAACAATAACTATCCGACTGGGGTGCATACAGATAAAGGCGACTATGAAGAAGGCTTTTCTTGCCTGATGTCGTTGCGGAAAGGCGGCTATACTGGCGGCTATCTTGTGTTCCCAGAGTACCGAGTGGCTGTAAACATGGGGCAAGGCGACCTCATCTTAATGGATGCCCATCAGTGGCATGGCAACACTAACATCATTAAGCACAGCGACGATGCCGAAAGAATATCATTGGTGCTGTACTACCGAACCGACATGATGTTTTGCGGCACCATGAACGCCGAAGCCGAGAAGGAAAACTACCTCAGAGCCAAACCGTTGACCAAGAAAGACAAGCAGGATAACCGCAGCCAAGAGGAACTGGAATATGAGTTCACTGTTAGGGGCAAAATTTAATGAAGGCTCTTATCGCTGGGTCGGTGATGCTGGACTTTACAGACGAGACGGACGTTTCAAATCAGGCATCATACCTGCACTGGGTATTCAAGAAGGGTAATTTTGCTTATGTTCAAGCTCATGCAGCAAGGCAATTCAATATGTTGAAGCGGTTGAAAGCCTTGGCAAATATAGAAACCATTCAGGAATTCTTTGGTGGTGCAGGTATGGGAACTGGAATTGCCCAAAGGTTATTTCGCCCGAAAGAACATTATGTCTACGAACTGGATGCAGGGTGCGTAACTCATCTTCAGCAACAACGCTTCTCCAGCAACATTGTCCTCCAGCAGGGCGACGCTAAAGACACCATGCTGACAGCACCTTATGCTGACCTGATGTATTGTGATTTCGCCCTCTTTAACCCAACGCATATTCCAGAATGGCAGTTGCAAATAGACCACATATTCGGCTTGAAGCCGAAAGCCGTTTGCATGAATGACACCAGCTTCTGGTCTAGGCACCTGCATAAAACCACATTCGCCAAGCCATTGAACAAGGATGTTTTATCATCTACCAAGGATTATGTCATGGCGTATTCTGAGAAGATGCTGCAAGACTACGGCTATGCAGTAGATAGCGTGTACATTCACAGAGGGGCATCGTTCTTGTATATGCCAGCGAGCACATTATCAACACCAACGATTCACCCTATACACAAACAAGAGGCCGAAGAAATGATGGTCGCATGGTAATCAACAAACTAGAAAAAGGAATGGACTTTAGGTTGCCTGAATACAGGCGAGAAGTATTCCTGCGGTTCTACGAATTCCATCTGAAATACCGCAGCCATCCCGGAGGGGTCTATTATCTAATGCCATATCTGGCGAAGGAAGAAGGCTGGGGCGAGGAGGAGAAACTTTGGTTCGCTTACATTAACGGCAACACCCAGAACCCTGTCACCTCTTATATTATCTTCAGCAGGTTCCCTTCCTTCCATAACCTAGATATACAGAAGCTGTCAGATTGGTTTAATGAATACTTCAGAAGCCTGCAATGGGATACCGATAGGCGGCACCATAAATCGCTCTTTATAGACTCTGTTCGCAATTATCAGCAGGTTATTGCAGGGCACAAACAGGTAGAATTCTTCCAGAATTGCGGTGGCTTTGAAGATACATGGGAGGTTGTGCGGAACCAATTCTTGTCATTTGGGAGGTTGTCTACGTTTAGCTACCTTGAATATCTCCGCATAATGGGCGTTGATTTAGACTGCACCCACTTATTCTTAGAAGATATGCAGGGTTCAAAGAGCCATAGAAACGGGCTGTGTAAAGTGATAGGTCGAGACGACCTTGATTGGCACTCCTCTAACCCTGTTTTCGATGGCAAATATTCCACCGAAACGATAGATAGTTTAGCAGAGGTCGGTGCAGACCTACTAGAGGAATCACGAGAGCGAGCCAAGGGCAAGGAATGGGCATACGATGTAAGTTACTTCACGCTAGAGAGTGCCCTCTGTACATATAAATCATGGCATCGAAAGAACAGACGCTACCCTAATGTCTATAATGATATGCTGCATGACAGAATCATTAAGGCTCAGTCACAGTGGTTACGCCCCAGATTAGATATTTTCTGGGATGCCAGAAGGGAAACCTTGCCTCCAAATCTACGGCTGGAGAACAATCATTTAGATGTTGGGTGCAAGCCGCTTAAACAAAACCACTACCGACTCAGCGGTCAGGTAATAATGATGGAGCGAGATTGGGAATGCTTTGAGAATGACTATGCAGCAAGTTACATAACAGCATGAATAGAGCAGTATATATAATCGGCTATCCAGCAAGCGGCAAAACCACAGCGGTTCGCTCTGCCTTAAATACCCTAGAACCTCAATTGGTTGTGCAGCCGTTCAAGCACATGGTGTATGGAAATGCTATAACACAGCTAGGGTATGACCGAGAGGTGTATGGGGGAACCGACGGGTTGGCGTTTAACGTACTCCCTAAAGTGATTGAATGGTTGCCAGCCTGTACCACACCCATCCTCATAGGAGAGGGTGATAGGTTGGCTAATAACGCTTTCTTTGCAGCAGTTCAGAAGCAGGGTAGAAAGCTGACTATAGTTCATATGAAGGTAGGAGAACTGATTGCGCTGCGGCGTATGCAGCGGCGTGGTTCACAATTCAATCCAATATGGGTTCGTCGGACGATGACGAAAGTCGATAACCTAGCATCAAAGTGGCGTTCTAATGTTATAGCGATTGATGGAACTAGGGAAACAGAGTCTATAGGCGAAGAACTTAAAGAGTTGCTCTATGTTGAATGAACTGACATTTCGGCCAAATACGGGCGTATGGAGTCGGCCATGATAGGAACGAGTGGCATACAAGTCTTGTCAGCCAATGATTACTGGGATGATACAGTTAATCAATGGCAACCGTTACCACACCAGATTCCACCAGAGGGAATATGGGATGTCTGGCTACTCCTTGGCGGTCGTGGTTCTGGCAAGACAATGGCAGGAACCCATTACGTGTTGGATCATTTAAGACAACAAGGCAAGAAGGCAAGAGTGGGAGTCGGAGCCCCAACGATTGCAGACGCTCGTGATGTATGTGCTGAAGGTGTCACTGGTTTAATTAACTTAGCTCCAACAGAATTCAGGTATAACCGCTCGGTGGGAGAGGCTCGACATAAGGATGGCGGTTACGTTAAGTTCCTTGGCTCGGAAGAACCTGCTAGGTGGAACGGCCCCCAGTGGTCATTGTTGTGGGCTGATGAATTAGCTCTTTGGAATGAGGCAAGCTGGCATCAGGCTCAATTCGGTCTCCGTCTAGGCAAGCATCCAAAGGCACTTGCTACGACAACGCCAAAAAATCGTCAGTTCGTCCGCATATTATCTGAACTGCCCAGCACCGTGACAGTCAGGGCAACTACATATGACAACCCCACCCTGTCGGATACAGTACAGGAGAGGTTGCATCAGCAATATGGGAATACAAGGATTGGCCGTCAGGAAATATATGCCGAATGGCTGGATGATGTGCCGGGAGCTTTATGGCAGAACGAAATGATTAAATCCAAACCCATGAACGAAGTACCTACGTTAGCCAGAATAGTGGTAGCAATTGATCCTGCTGTAAGTGTATCGGAACATTCTGATGAGACTGGCATTATTGTCACAGGTAAATCCGAAGATGACGAATATTATGTTCTGGCAGATTACAGTGGGAAATATAGCCCCGATGCTTGGGCGGCCAAGGCGATTGACGCATATGAGATTCATCAGGCAGACAGGATTATTGGCGAGGTCAATAATGGCGGCGATATGATAGAGCATACGTTGAAAACGATCAGGCCGAATGTCCCCTATACTGCCGTGCATGCTTCAAGAGGAAAGCGAATACGAGCAGAGCCGATCGCTGCTCTTTATGAGCAGGGTAAAGTTTTCCATATCGGAGACTTAGGCTTTCTTGAAGAGCAATTGGTATCATGGACTCCAGATAGTCAGGACAGCCCAGATAGGCTGGACGCACTGGTTTGGGGGTTGACTGAATTAAGCCAGAGAGGAAAGCCTAATATCAGGTGGATTGCATATTGAGAAAACTATTCTTTTCCATAAAGCCTCGGAAAATATGGCTCCCCAATATCATGGAATGCCTTGGCCTTGGTTTGATTATCGCAGGCTTGTGGGTTTTTAGCCCGATTATTGCTGTTATTGGAACGGGATTTGCCTTGATCTTGCTGGCGCAGGGATTAAATTCTGGGAGGAGTGAATCGTGACATTACTTAAACGATCCATCAACGCCTTGATAGCACCGTCGAAGCAGAACACCGAGCGGCCACCGCTGTCTCTGGGTTCGGGGTTGAATATCTCTGGGATCAGTGGGGGGATTGCTGCCCCTAATCAACTATCCCAAATGCAAGCCATGTCCGCAACGTCATGGCTCTTTTCTGTAGTGGATCGTATTTCTGCTTCAGCCGCAGCGGTTCCTTGGGGGTTGTTCAGAGCCATGCCTGATGGTGGGGCAAAAAGCATACCTCGGCATCCGATTTTGGATTTATGGCAGTCTGTGAACCCGTTTTATACCCGACACGAATTTATTGAAACCAGCATCCAGCACTTTGAACTCACGGGAGAAATCTGGTGGCTGATAATACGAAATGGAGGAGGCAGGCCTGTGGAATTGTGGCCTATACGCCCAGACCGAATACGCCCTATTCCTCACCCGACAGATTTCATTGCAGGATACGTTTATAGCATCGGCACGATGCAGATTCCCTTAGAGCGCAAGGATGTCATTTTTATTCGCAGGCCAAATCCTCTCGACCCCTATCGAGGAATCGGAACAGTCCAGAGCATGATGGTGGATATCAGCGGTGAACAGATGGCAGCCCAGTGGGGGCGCAATTTCTTTTCTAACGGGGCGATGCCGGGAGGCATTTTGCAGTTTGATGAAGGGTTGTCTGATTCAGACTTTGAAAGACTGGTCACGAGATGGAGCGAACAGCATCAGGGAGTTGCCAATGCCCACCGAGTAGCTGTGCTAGAACGAGGGAAATGGGTTGACAGGAAGTTTAGCCAGCGAGACATGCAGATGGAACAGCTACGCAAATTAAACCGAGACATCATCTTTGGGGCATATGGAATTCCTTCGTCGGTCATGGGTGTAACTGAAAGTGTAAACAGGGCCAATGCTGAAGCAGGGGATGTGATGTTTGGACGCTGGATATTAAAGCCCATATTAGAGCGGATCAAGCAGGCAGTTAATGAGCGGTTAGTTCATCAGATCGATTCTACTTTATTCCTTGATTATACTGATCCTGCCCCTGAGAATCGTGAATTAAATCTGAATATAGCCGAGAGGGGATATAAGGCTGGGTTCCTGACACGTAACGAAAGTCGGAGTCTTTTAGGATATGGTGAAACCTCAGAAGGTGGTGATGAGTTTATGACCCCAGCACCAAGTGGTGGAATTGCGATGGCGCTGGAGGACGCAGTAAACAAGGCAGCCAGTGATCTCAGGGATGATGAGATTAACG